GTTCCTATATCTAACAACTACCCTTTCTTTTTTAAACCTATACAAGATGGTATGGATAAGCCAAAAACTGAATTAGCTTATAGAGTTCCAGCCAGTAAGATTACAAAAAAAAATATGTATGAAGAGGATGACAATGATGTAGATGGATTAGACACTACTATTGACTGGAAGAATACTGATGACAACTCTTACGATGGGGAAAAATTATTACTATTAGTTAGTGATGAATCTGGAAAATGGCTAAAACCTAACAATATACTAAATAACTGGCGTGTAACCAAAACATGTCTACGATTAGGTAGTAAAATAGTTGGTAAATGTATGATGGGTTCTACCTGTAATGCTCTTAATAAAGGTGGTGGTAATTTTAAAAAATTATACGAAGATTCAAATCCATTTGAAAGAAATGCTAATGGTCAAACTAAAACAGGTTTATATAGTTTATTTATTCCTATGGAGTGGAACTTTGAAGGATATATAGATGAATTTGGAATGCCTGTATTTAAAACACCAGAAAAGCCAGTGGTTGGTGTAGATGGAGAATATATAGAAACAGGTGTTATAGATTATTGGGAAAACGAAGTAGACTCATTAAAAGGAGATAATGATGCATTGAATGAATTTTACAGACAATTTCCTAGAACAGAAAACCACGCATTTAGAGATGAAAGTAAATCATCTATATTTAATTTAACTAAACTATACCAGCAGATAGATTATAATGAGTCACTTATAAAGGATAGGTTTTTAACTAAGGGTAGTTTTCATTGGAGAGATGGAATAAAAGATAGTAAGGTAGTATGGGTTCCTAATAACACAGGAAGATTTTTAGTTTCATGGATACCGAAAAGTAACTTACAAAACAATGTCATTAATAAAAACGGTAGGTATCTCCCTGGTAATGAGCACTTAGGGAGCTTTGGATGTGATCCTTATGACATATCAGCTACTGTTATGGGTAGGGGATCTAATGGTTCATTACATGGAATGACTAAGTTTAATATGGATGATGTTCCTAGTAATGAGTTTTTTTTAGAGTATGTAGCTAGACCACAGACAGCTGAATTGTTTTTTGAAGATATTTTAATGGCGTGTGTGTTTTACGGTATGCCTGTACTTGTAGAAAACAACAAGGCTAGATTGCTGTATCATTTTAAGAATAGAGGGTATAGAGCTTTTTCTATGAATAGGCCAGATAAATTAAAAAATAAACTATCTGCTTCTGAGAAAGAACTAGGTGGAATACCTAACTCATCTGAAGATGTTAAGCAAGCACACGCTGCTGCTATTGAAGCCTATATAGAAAAATATGTAGGATTAGATTTAGATAATGTATATAGAGATCCAGATGAAATGGGCTCTATGTATTTCACTAGAACATTAATGGATTGGGCTAAGTTTGATATAAATAATAGAACTAAGTATGATGCCTCTATTAGTTCAGGACTGGCTATAATGGCTAATCAGAAGCATTTATATAATCCAGTTGTAAAAGAGTCAAAAATTTCTATTAACTTTGCAAGATATAGTAACAAGGGAAATAGAAGCCAAATTATAAATAAATGAAGGAGCCTATAGTATTAATAAACCCTGTAACTTTTCCTAATCAACTCGCAACGGATAGCCAGAAAGCTACCGAGGAATACGGTTTACAGGTAGGGCATGCTATTCAGTACGAATGGTTTAAAAGGACAGGTAACACATGTAGGTATTACAATCAATGGGTAGAGTTTCACAAACTTAGATTATACGCAAGAGGAGAACAACCCATTGATAAGTATAAATCCGAATTAGCTATAGATGGAGACCTTTCCTATTTAAACCTAGACTGGACACCTGTACCGATTATTCCAAAGTTCGTTGATATAGTAGTTAACGGCATGTCTAATAGATTATTTACCGTACAAGCATATGCTCAGGATGCACTAGCATCTGATCAGAGAATGGGATATCAGAAGATGATTGAGGCTGATATGGTAGCTAAAGATTTTTTAAATCAATCAAAAGAATTATATGGTATAGATGCATTTAATACAAATGCAGAAGATTTACCAGCAGACGATCAGGAGTTACAGTTGCATATGCAGCTAGAGTATAAGCCTGGTATAGAGATAGCAGAAGAAGAAGCTATTAATACAATACTAGAGGAGAATCACTACTATGATATTAGAAAAAGAGTAGACTATGATATATGTACTCTTGGTATGGGTTGGTTAAAGCATGAGTTTTTAGCAAATACAGGTGTTAAAGTAAGTTATGTAGATCCCGCTAATTTAGTATATAGCTACTGTGAGAGCCCAACATTTGAGGATTGTTTTTATTTTGGGGAAGTAAAAAGAGTTCCTATTACAGAGTTATTAAAGATTAATCCAGATTTAAGTAAAGAAGATTTAGAAGAAATATCTCAGCTTAGTTCTAGTTGGTATGGTCACTATGGTATATTAAATCCATATAGAGATAGCTTATTTGAAAAGGATGTAGTTTGTTTACTATACTTTAACTATAAGACAGACAAGAAGTTTGTATATAAGAAAAAATATTTAGATAACGGAGGTGAAAAAGTAATTAGAAAAGATGACTCTTTTAATCCACCTGCTGAAGACCAAGAAAGATTCGAGAAGATAGAAAAAAGAATTGATGTATGGTATGAGGGTGTGATGGTATTGGGTAGCAATAAATTACTTAAATGGGATTTAGCTAAGAATATGGTTAGACCTAAGTCAGCATCTCAGTATGCTACACCTAACTATATAGGGGTTGCTCCAAGAATGTATAAAGGAGTAGTTGAATCATTAGTAAGACGTATGACTACGTTTGCTGATTTAATTCAAATGACTCATTTAAAACTACAACAAGTCATATCAAGAGTAGTTCCAGATGGTGTTTACATTGACGCTGATGGATTAAACGAGGTTGATTTAGGTACAGGAGCAGCATACAACCCAGAGGATGCCTTAAGACTTTATTTTCAAACAGGTTCTGTTATTGGTAGAAGTTTTACGCAAGATGGTGAGTTTAATAATGGCA